AGAGCAACAGCAGTAATAAACTGCTTAGCACGTCTACGACCAGTATTAATAACAAACTGAGCCTTCTGATTTAAAGGAACAGTCTTAACCTCAGCAAAAGTACCCATAAAGTCTTCTACTTGCTTAGGAAGTACTTCTGTCCAAGCTTCTTGCATGATTTCAAATAAATCAAGCTTATTTCTTCTATATGAATCATAGTCATAAGCAATCTTATGAATTTCTTCCTTAACGGCCTTATTTACGTCGTCAATGGAATATTTTGTAGGATCAGGAGTCTTTTTATAGAAAGAACATACAACCAAATCCTTAATAGCTTTAGTATCTATAGTCATAATCTATCTCCCTCCATCCATTAAGCCTGTGGCTTATTAATAAACTAAATTTTAAATGATAATGTTGTATCAGCATTAGTATAGCACTCAGTAATCTGTGCATAAACGTTACCAAGAGCATCATCTACATCTGCACCTACTACAAGCTTACCATTTGCTACATCATCTTCAATAACGTAAGCGTATACAGCTTCGCCATCTGCGAGCTTTTCTTTTACCATGTTATAGAATTCTACTGAATCCTGTGTTTCAAATACTGTGTCATCCCAAGCTACAGAGTTAGTACAAATTCTCATACCAGGCTCAACATAACCAATTCTAGGGAGATATTCTCCTGCAATCATACAGAAATTTCTACGACCAGGAGTAAACTGATTATAAATTTTTTCTGTTGAATAATTAATACCCATAGGGAATCCCTTGTCGCTCATTTCCTTATTAGGAATTGTAGCTGTTTTGTTCTACTTATCTACCATTAAGAAGGCACCGTTTTCAGCATAAATCTTTCCAGCGGCAGCCTGAGCGGGTGTCATAGGGAAGCTATCTGCAAACTTATCTTCATCAAGGAAGCACTGAGCTTCTACCATTCCAGCTCTATTGAACCAAACCTGGCTAGGCTCAATCTGGCCGAAGCCTTTACAATCAAAAAGTTGAGTTGCCATTACTTATTACCTCCATTCTTATAATTATTTAAAATTCTCTCCACTCCAGATAATCCTTTATCAGTTTCTGGAACACCACCTTTATAATAACGATCTGGCTCTGCGTTCTTACTAAAGATAGTTGGATCATTTTCAAGAGCAGCATAACCTACCTCTTTCTTGAAGTCTTCAACAGAATAATTATCCATTTCTGCCTTAAACTTTTCAACTACAGAATCAGTTAAATGCTCTGCATATTTTAAAAGGAACTCTTCCTTCTTAGCAGTCTCAACAGACTTCTTAAAGGAAATAAGCTCTTCCTTTTCATTAGTTAAGTCAGCATTTACTTTTTCTAATCCAACTTTTTCTGCTTCAAGAGCTTCATACTTTGTATTAGCTTCGGTAATAGCTGTATCTTTTTCAGTTACTTTTGCTTCATAATCAGCAATTTTAGTTTCATAGTCAGCAATAGCAGAATCTTTTTCAGCAATCTGAGCTTCTTTTTCTGTTAAGCTAGCCTTTAAAGTTTCAACTTCTTCGGCAGTCTTATTTGCTGTTTCAACATAAGCTTCATAAGAATTGCTTGCTGTTTTCATTGCCTCTAAAGCTTTCATTTCTACGTCACTAACATCAGTAACATAGCAAACTTCTGTTTTATTAATTGTTACTGTATCATCTTCATTTTTTGTATAATAAGCTCTCTTATAACCCTCTTTTCCTACGGTAAGAGCATACTCATCATATACTTCAAGAACATAACAATCAATTTTCCAACCGCCTTCTTCATTAAAATTAGGATTCATAGCTTCCCAAATTTTATCGGCTTTTTCATTATCAGAAAGTCTAAAAATTGTCTTATCCATTTCCATGTGCGTTTTCTCCTCCTTTGTATCAATTTCTTTAGTATAACCTAAAAGGACATCATAATCATTCTTTAACTTTTCAAACATTAAATTATAGAATGCCGCACCCTCAAAGCAAGGCTCTGTTTGTGCTCCTAAAGCTTGTAGTCCAAATAAGCTACCTTTTTCAAAATGATAGTATGGCTATCCATCAGCTTCCCAAATTTTCCATTCACCTTTATAAGTATAAGGATTAATTTCCATAGACTATGATGAACCTGGAATCATTTTAGCTTCATTATAAAGGGAAGTATACAAAATAACATCCGCACAGGCGTATGTTCTTGTCACACCATCAACATCAACATGATCTTCCCAGGCAAAATTAGGTTCTGCCATTACAAGACCATAAATTCTGCCTTCACTATTTTTCTCTCCATGCCCCTCAAAATCAACATCATCAGCATTAAAAATACCTTTAACTGGAGCATAAGGAAGAGAAGCAATAAGCTAATTTGCAAAATCCTCTGATATATAAGTGCGATTTCTATTAAGACCCTTATAAAAAATTCGTACTCTACATTTTGATTTGGAATCGTCATATTTTTCCATAGCACCATAGAGACTAACTTCAAAACTAAGGGGTACTTTATTATAAGTATCCATCACTTATCCGCCTCCTCTTTATTGTCATTTTCTTTTTTGTTATTTTCTTTCTTATCTTCCTCTTTTTTATCTTCTGTATTACCTTCCTACTTTTTATCTGCACCATCAGAACTCTTTCCTTTTGTCTCTCCCATAGCTTCTCCTTGAGTTTTTCCAGTCTAAGTATATGAAGATTGTAAAGGCTTAAGAATTTCATCAAGTTCAAGTAAATCATTTTCTAACATTTTAAGATTAGCAAGATTTGTCTAATCTAATCCAGTAGAAAGAATTGGTGTTAAGAAACTATAACCAAATGACGCAAGTTCGCGGGCACGTGATGTATAATCAGCACTATTATAATAACTTAAAGGTAAAATTAAGAATTTAAATTTAATCTTTTTATTTTCAAATTTATAATTTAATAAAGCAGTAAAGAAATGAGCAAATCTTTGACCTAAAATCATCATCATCGCCAAGTCGTTATTTGCAGAATATGTTAGGCCGGCCTCAGTAGTAGGAAAGAAAAATTCTTTTGACATACCAGCTGATTCATAAATTAAATTCTACATATCCTAAACTTCGGTCTTATCATCATCGTCGCTACTTAAATCTAATAAATTAACATCATTATAAGTAGTAAGTACATCGACATCTGGATTATGAGCAAGCATTTCAATAACGCCCTAGTGCATTTCTTCTGCTTCGTCTGGTTCAAATAAAAGTTTCATATCAACTGTTCCAACTTTCTAAACTAAAATTCTTTTTAGAGCAAGCTAGTTTCTAGCTTTATCAATATCTTTATAATCATCTAAATCATCTAATAAAGGAATTAAGTCTAAAAAGAAAGGTCTTTCTTCAAAATATGAAAAATAAATTCCCATTTCTGCCGGTAAGAATATCCATTTAGGGCCATTATGATATTTATAATTATTATAACTTTTTTCTATAATTTTAGGATAAGTTTTTAATATATCTTTTCTTAACTATTCGTCTCTTATATTATCATCAAAGAATTTTAAATTAAACTCAACTAAATCAATATCCTAACTATTTTTAAAGCGGCTACGACAATAATCAAAAGGTAAATCCTATATTACAACTTTATTTCCTTCATCATGAATAAGTCCATAATAGGCTCCCTTTACTAAAATTTCTTTAGCGAATAAAGTACATTTTCTTTCTATCTAAAAACTAGTTAAAAAATCAGTAGCATCATAATATGTCTAAGCTATTTTTCTCTCTGCCATATCATATTTTCTATTTTTTAAATAAGGAACTGCAATCCAAGAATATGTTAAAAAAGTTGCGTAATGCAATATAATTCTTTTATAAAGACCATTGGTTGCAAAGAAAAATTCTGAAAGTTCAGCTCTTTCTATTGGATTACCTCTAGCAACTATATCATCAATTTGCTGTCTTGAAAAGAATCTGTGCTTATTACGAGAAAATTTTGCATCAGTTCTATTATAAGCTTCTTTAGAAGTTGCTACCATACCAGAAAAAGCTCTTTTGAAATCTATAAGTCTTTGTTCAGCTTTTTTCTAAGCATAATTTAATTCTTGTTCGGTCAACGTCTTCCACCTCCCGTTCTAAAGAATATAAGTTTGCGGCCTAAACCTCTATTACGTTTATGAGCAATTTCTTCATTTTCAATTTCTACCATACGATATACTCCCATTTCAAGGGCTGAAAATTTATCCTTTGTCATACGCTTATTAATAAGCTCTACCGCAATTTTATTGTCTACACCAGTTGGCTTCGTCTTTAAATTCATAATTTCATTAATTAATAATGAAGTCAATTCGTGAGGCATTAGACGAGCAATTCTTTGTTCAGGTTTCATATGTTTACCGACTTTTGTTGACATGAGTTTTTCTTTTGCTTTTCTTTCAGAAATTAAGAAATTTACACAACCAGAATAAATTTTTGCATATAAAGCAGCGTGCATATCACTATTTATATTGCTAGTAGCTTTTATTCCATATAAAATTTTTGGAGCATTTTTAGGTTGAATTTCTTCATATTCATCTCTGTTAAAAAATCCATAGGCCGGCAAAACTTCGCCACTTATTGGATCTAAAGTAGGTTTAATCATATAATCTGCGAAACCTACACCTAATCCATTTATATCTATTACTACTTCACGCGGGTTAAATAGTTTAATTAATCGTTTAAGTTCTAATACCTAATTATCAAAAACTTTTTCATCTTCTGTTTTACCCAATACAAATAAATTAACTAAATTGCAAGTATATCGGTCTCCGCCAGGGAACACTTTTAAAACTGTTGCTACTGTCTAACATCCACGTCTCGCTACGTCTACACTAATTAAGTAGAAACTTTCTATTCCTTCTCTAAGCTTTTCACGTGTTTCTGGATTTACTATTTTTCTATGTGTCATAATTTTATCATAATCAAACCAAGCTTCATTTGAACTTCCAACAAAACGACTCATATACTCTTTTGCAAAACCTTGTTCTGAGAAAGTACTAGACATTTTCATTTCATTTAAGAAGTCGTTTGATAACAGTCCAGTTTTAACAGGAACACGATAATCAAATCCCCAAATGAAAACTCTTTCAGGATAAATAATAGCAAGCTCTAACATTTCAATAGTTTTATCATAAGCAAAAGTATTTTTATCTGATGCGGAAGAAATCCACATTTGTACTTGCTAAGGTTCATATGGATTTTTATCCTAGTTCGCCATTGGTCTATCAATATTAAGAAGTGGTAAGATAATTTCGTTTATATCGTCGGCGTCATGGTCCCTGAACTCATCTAGAATGCCCGCGGTCGCACGGTTACCACGAGTTGAGTTAATAGGCGACATTATATCCATTAAACTACCATTTCTAAAGGTTAATTTAACATAGTCTGCTCCAAAATTACCCTCTCCCACAATTTCAGCTTTAAGTAGTGGTAATAAGTCCCAAAGCTAATGAATTTTCTAGTTAGCAATTTTTGCACCCTATGCTTTACCAGGAGCACATTGGAAAACGTGACTACCGGGTCTAAACATACAAATTAAATATAAAGCTAATAAACAAATAAAACTCTTGCCGGCGGCACGGGGTGCTATGGTTAATATACGGCCGTGTCGTAAACAAGCTCTTAAAAATATAATCTAAAAAAATTTTAATCTAAATTTTGAAGTAGTTGGAGTAATTAATCTAATATATAAGTCTGGATAAGCAGACCATAAAGCACAATATTTACTATATAAATCGAAATTTTTCTCAATTCTTCGAGCCGAAATAACAGCACTCTTTTCTAGTGGTATTCCATTTCTATAAAATTCTTTTGAAGCTTTTTTAACTACATAGTGCACTGTATTTAAAATAGCTTGAGGCATTTGTATATTAATTTCCATATACTATCACCTTATATATCTGGTTCAAACTCTTCTTCAAGTAAAGGAGCCGAACCTTGTTCTTTCATATATTCTCTAAATTCATCTTCATTAAATGTACCACCAGTTGCTCTCGCGGCACTCTTTAAATTTTCAATACGCTACTCAATTTCTTCAGCAACACCAGTTTCATTTACATATAAATATTGTAACCAATATTTTATATCTTTTGCCGTATAATCCGCTTCATCTCTTACGGCTCCATCATAGAATTTATTAACCCAACCAAGTTTCTCTAAATAAGCAAAAATTTCTCCAGTAGAATTAAACTCATTAGCATCTTTAATAGCTTTAGGAGTTAAATTTGCTAATTTAGACAAATCATCATAAGCTTTTAAATCTTTTGAAAAATCGGAGCCATCTCTAATTTTTTGTTCTATAATTAAAGAAATCTTACACAATTTAAGGGCCTAGTCCTCATTTAATGCTCCAACAATATTTTGTGAGTTTAATAGCCCCTAGTGCAAATTTTCTAAATATTCTAATTCGCTTCTATCATAATTCTATCCCCACTTTTGTAAAAGTTTTCGTTCTTCATACTATTTAATTGTAGGAATAGCATCTGTAACTCTTTGTTCTTCTTCAATTTGTAAATAAACTTCATTATACATCTACCAATCTAAACTTGCATATTGCTAATCTCTAAAAATACTGGCATATACTCCAAAAGCATCTTTTCCGTGTCCAGCATAAATTTTTGCCCACTAATCGGGAACAAAAGGAATATCAGCCCATTGACAAAGTTTATCAACCGTATTCCAGTTTTGCTCTGGGGCGGCCGCAGCAATAATTTTACTAATACAATCT